ATATACTGTGGGAACTGGGGCCCAATCCTCTCCGTCGAATCCTCGTGATCGCCCCTTTGAAGGTCTGTCAGACCGCGTGGGTGACGGAGCACGAGAAATGGGTCCATTTAGCGCATCTCGAAATTGCGCTTGCTGTGGGCGATCCTGAAGAGCGCGAAAACGCGCTTCTATCCTCCGCGAATATTGTCGTGATCAACGAAGAAAACGTCCCATGGCTGCTCGAAAATTACAATCTCTGCGATCTGGCTCGCAATGGGGGGTTATCCTTCGACGGCATCTGCATCGACGAGACGAGCAAATGGAGCGAGACGGGTGGGGCGCGATTTAAGAAGCTCCGCCACCAGATGCAGCATTTCAAATGGCGCGTCGGCATGACGGCGCAGCCCGTAGGCGAGGACTGGCTCGGGCTTTTCGGGCAAGTCCAGTTGCTCGACCTTGGAAGACGCTTTGGCCGGACCTTTGACCAATTCAAACGGACATATTTCTATCCGACCGATTGGAACCAGTACGACTGGGCGCTGCTCCCCGGGCGCGACGTCCGTATTGCGAACAAGATTCGCGACCTCGTGCATGTGATGCCCGACTACAAGGACGAGTTGCCAGAGTTGAATGTCGAGCTCGTGTACCTCGACGTTCCCCGTGGAACGATGGATCTTTACCATGAGATGCGCCGGCACGCGGTGGTGAGACTCATGGCTAATCAATTGATCGAAGCTTCTAACCGCGCGGTGCTCTCAGGGAAACTCGAACAAATGGCGAATGGTTTCCTCTATTTCAGAGAAGAAGCGGGGCATCTATCGGGCAAATACCAATTGACCCCCGATGGTGCTGTTTATACCGAAAATGAAACCGCGATCGACACCACAATATTATTGCACTGCGTCAAAATGGACTGGACTGTCACACGGGTCAATGAACTCAGAGCTGCAAGAGAGTCCGTCATTGTCGTTTATTGGTTCCAAGCCGACCTTGAATGGTTACGCGAAGAGTTCCCTGATGCGCTCGAAATCTCGGGCGGCGCCGATGTCGATGCCGTGATGGAAGAGTGGAAAAGCAAGGGTGGGGCGCAGGTTCTCTTGCTCCATCCCGCAAGCGGCGGGCATGGCGTCGACGGGCTACAGGACTCCTGCTCGAGGCAAATTTGGATTAACCCCATCTGGAGCCGCGACCGCTACGAACAGACGATAGGACGCCTCTGGCGGCGCGGACAAGAGAACCCGGTGACGATCGAGGTGCTGATGACCCGTGGCACGATCGATGAGGTGAAGTGGGCTGTCTGCCAAGGAAAGGGCGATCATCACGAATTATTTTTGAAGCATCTGGGGCCCGAAAGTGTGGGGCAAGCCGATGATTTTCCGGAAGGATGATTCTAAGCAGCACAAAAATAATCAAACACGCAGGGTAAATAAAATAAGAGGTAAAAATGTCACACCATCGAGGACCGGACGCGACAGGCAAAATCCCCCCAGAGTCATTGATAGACGATGACGAAGGAGAGATTCTAGTCAAGATTACCGCCGCGGGAGGACAAGTGGTCATTGCCTTTAGACAGCCTATTGATTCGATTGGTTTTAGTCCAGAATTGGCTCGTGCCCTAGCGCAAGCACTGCTTATTCGAGCGAAAGAATGCGACAGGAGTGCGGCCAATGTGCGACGGGAGAGAAAACTAGAAAACGAGTTCTGAAAGTGCTGGACAAGCCGACGATTTTCCGGAAGGATGATCGAGGGGAACCAAGCAAGACGGGGGTAAAAGAAAGCCCCCAGTCGTGAAAACGACTGGGGGCTTCTCTGACTTATCCCAGGAAGGAGACGGAACTTTGAGCGCCAACAACAAAGCTCCACAGTCAGTATGTGTCCCACCCCATCGCCCCTGTTTCAAACCGGGAGGGTGACCCACACATGTTTGACAATAAACGGCATGGTATCCAAAGGCAACACAAAAATGATCATGTGATGAAAAAGAAAAAGCCCCCAGCGCAGGGCCGGGGGCTTTCTGTATTCTAACCACCCACTGAGATAGCAGTCTTCGTTCAATGACCTAAATCCGATTCGCTACCAACAAAAAGGATCCAGTATAGTGACCGATCATAAGACCTCCCCCAAAGAAAATCAACTCAAAACAGCCCAAGAGTTCCTCGATTTCGTCTTCCATGCGCAACTGGACGACGAAGAGATCTGTCTTTGGTCGACCTCACGCCAAGTGCCCGGTTTCCCTACGAAAGAAGAGGGTTGGGGGAAAGCGTATCTGCGTGCGGGGCGCCCTCAGGCCTGTTACATGGGGTGCTCGACCATGGCGGTCGACCCGAAAGGGAACCTCTACAACCGCCAGAGCCAGTTCACGGGCTTTCACGTGTTGGTGCTCGATGACGTGGGGTCGGGGCCCGGGAGCAAGCTCGCAAAGGAAGCGCTACCCGAGGCGTATCGCAAAAATCCTTCCTACATCATAGAGACGTCGCCAGACAACTTTCAATATGGCTACAGCCTAGACGAACCGATTCGCGATCTCGAGCTTGCCAAAGCCTTTCAGAGGCTTCTGATACAGAAACTCGGCGTCGATCGCGGGGGGTGCATGCCCAACAAGCTCGTGCGGTTGCCCTGTGGCGTGAATCTCAAGGAGAAGTACCAGGACGCCGAGGGGAATCCTTTCGAATGTCGTTTCGAACAGATGTTGGGGCACCATTGGTCCCCGGAACTCCTCATGAGACAAGCCGAGATCGAGACGACCTGGGATGCTCTCGTCGCCGGCGCGCGACCCAAATCCCGACGCGCGGGGACCAGCGAGTACCGGACCCACATCCCTTACCAAATGAACCTCGACGGGATTATTGACCCCGTTCTCGAGTGGCTGCAGCGCGAGGATCAGATCATCACAGAAACGGGGGAGTGGATCACGATTCTCTGCCCTTGGGCAAGCGCGCACACGACCGGGGAGAATAGCGCGGGGTACACGCCTCTCGGCATGGGCTCGCGTCCCACGACCCGCGGCTTTCATTGCTTTCACGATGGCTGCAATGACAAGAACACGCGCGATTTTCTCTTGTGGGTGGTCGAAGAGGATGGACCCAAGGCGGGGCAGAACGGGCAGATTGAACAATTCGTTTCGCGCTATGCCTTCGATATGGAGAACAATCAGGTCATTGATATGAAGTCCCCCGATTTCAAAGCCTTTCCGTTTACCGGATTCAAAAATCAACTCGCCGGGTTGGTGTGGATTCCCGCAGCGGACGGCACATTTAAGGGAGTGAACGAATGTACCGCTTGGGGTAGAGACCCCGACCGAATGCGATTTGCGGGAAGGCTACATGAGGTAGGAGGCCCGGAAGTGATTCATAATTTCGGGGGTGGGTATCCTTCTCTCAATAGTTGGAATCTTCCAAAGTGGGGGGTAGGGCACTTTGATCGGGGTCGCGTCGCACCCTTTCTCGAGTTCATTCGCTATCTGATTCCTGACCCTGAAGACGCAGAATGGTTTCTCGATCATCTTGCCAGCAAAGCCCAGAACCCAAAGTATCGGGGTCCCGGTGTCATCATGACGACGCCAATCGAAGGGTCGGGGCGCGGGACATTGCAAACCATTTTAGCGAGGTTATGGAGCTGGCACAATGTGACCTCGGTTTCACTCTCTAACTTCCTTGAAGGGTGTACCTCAGCCAATTACAACGGTTGGATTCTAGCCGATTGGGTGTTCATTCCCGAAGCGAAAGAAACCAACATGAGCGCGCGAATGGAATTCACGGCCTACGAGTCCTCCAAGAATTTCGTCGATACTGCTCCCTCTCCTCTTGAACTCAAAATCAAGTACCTCGTCAATCGATTGGTTCTCTGTTACGGGTCTACGATTCTGTGTAGTCAACATTTAGATGTGTTGCCGATGGATACGGCGAATACACGATTTCGTCGATTGCGCAACACGACTCACATTTGGTCGCCGAAGAAATTCGAGGAGTTGTACGGCTGGATCGAATCGGGGATGGAAGCGGATGTCTGGCGCTGGCTCCTCGCCCGCGATCTCGGCAACATGGCCCCGTTCGCACGCCAAGAGGTTCAGGACACGCGAGATAACGCAGTGTGGGCACTCGGCAGTGGGCGCGGAGTCGATGGCGCGATCGGGCTTTGTCTCGCTTTTGCCCGGGAGCAAACTCACGGCGTTGTCTTCATCAATGAGTTTCTCGGATGTCTCGAGAAATTGGCTCTCCCCTTGGGGCTAGACACGATTCGCAATTGGGAGCGACCCGTCAAGCGCGAGCTGCGCAACCGCGCTGAAGAGATCCGCGGCCATGACGGTACGCCATGGAGACATCGGTTTGGCGACAAGCAATACCGACTCCGCGCCATCAGTGGCCCTGATGGCGACGCGATTCAGGATGCGTGGAGCGCAGAACGAAAGACCCCCGCACAGAAAGAATTGTGCGAATCGATCTCCGACATGAATCTAACAGGGTTGCGAGAGTCCTTTATCCAATTTGTGAGGGATGCCCTCGCAGACGCCGAATAGTTGTGCCAAAAGTGATATTTCACTTTTGGCACAGAGCCCTAAATGACCCAAAACATTATCCGTTATGTAACAATATTTATAGGCTGGAGTAACGAGGATTACTCTACGTCATATAACCTACACCAAATAGTCCCGGAAGTAAGGCGAAAACGTGCCAAAAAACAGCTGCGGTTTGCGACTGAGTCAAAAGTGTACCAGAGTGGATTTCAAACCGACACAGATAGAACACCAATAGTTATGGGAGAAAGTTGCATAATTGTGCCAAAAGTGATTTCACTTTTGGCACACAATAACCTGTTTAAAATCAATACTTTATAGGTCACTGTGCCAAAACTTTGATTATTCTCTCCAAAGACTATAGTAAAAAAACTGGAAATATAAATTTTTATAACATAGTCGTGTTTTTTGAAATTGTATAGGAGGTTTGGGGAAAACTTTTGGCACAGACCACCCGCGGGAAGTTTTAGGCGCCGGCGTACCCCCGCAATTTAGCGGGAATTCAAGAGAGGAGAACGGATGGATCAACAGGAAGCGAGAGAGAAATTGAAGGTGCGCGGATATCGAACGGTGCGAGGGGCGCACGATGTCGCGCCCGGGGGTTGGGGGATTTGTATGACCCGTGAGAGTCAGATCCTCGGCGTCTACTCTCCCGAGTGGGACGAGGTTTTTCTTTCCGCAGCCCGTTTGCCTCACGAGGGGAAGTGGGCGTTGTTGAGTGCCGAGTTTCGCGGGGAATTGATTCTCGATCTCGACGGCCAGAATTACGTCTCGGTGGCTTGCGTGCTCAAGCTTTTGGAGGGTCTCGAGGATTGGGAAGGCGTCCGGGTCACTCTCCAGATGGAAGATTATCTTCGCGAGATGGCTCAAAACGCGGAGGATTAGCGAGCGCGCCCCCGAATCCGTCATGACTTGTTTCAGCTATCCCGATGCGAGGCTCGAGCCCCCGCGCTATGGATGGATTTTTAGGACCTACGGGAGTGGGGTCGAAATGTGGGGCATCGAACGGAGTCGCGAGGTGAGCGAGGGATCAGAGCAGGGTGGGGCAAATCACGCGATATTTCTGGATCGCCTTCACATGCCGGTATGGCAAGCTATAATTATGCTGGCGGGTGTGGTGACGGGGAGCATCGCCGTGGGTGTGCTCTGGGGTCAGATCGCTAATAACTCGGACAAAATCAATGTCAATTCGGGCGCGATTGAGGCATTCCGGGTCACTGAAACCGGAACCGTCAGAGAGCTAGGTAAAATCCACACAGCGCTCGGAATCGCCAATACCGAGCGTGGGCATACGAATGACGCCGTAAATCGCATCCTAGGCATACTGGAGGGACTCTCAGACCCTCTTGTAGTCATCCCCCAAGCTAAAAAGGTCCCCCACAGTGAGCGACGACGACAAAAAGACTCGAAGAGCCCGACGCAAAGCCGCGCATCTGGCCAAATACTTCAAGAAGACGCTACCGCCGCCTCCTGAGCTATCCGACGTCGAGAAGGACGAGGAAGCGGATCGCGTCGCGCAGCACGAGTACGAGCCCGATGAGCCCGAAATGCGTGTGCGCGGCGATCCACCGCTGCTCAAGAATCAGAGCGTTTGGCGCAAATATCACTTGACAGTGGGCGGCGAGCGCCTGTACGCGAGCGCGAAGCAACTCTGGGAAGATGCGACAGGCTATTTCGAGTGGATGGAGGATAATCCCCTATACGAAGTGAAGGCCACGCATTATCAGGGCGAGCAGGTCGATCTCAAGCAAACGAAAATGCGCATGATGACACTCACTAGTTTACACATTTATTTGGGGATCTCTTCGACTACGTGGTACGCCTACAAGGCGAGAAAAGAATTTAGTTTCGTGATCGAACGAATCGAGGGTGTGATGTACACTCAAAAGATTGAAGCCGCGGCGGCGGACATGATGAATTCGAATTTGGTGATTCGCGAGGTCGGGCTCAAGGAGCGCACCGATGTCACTTCAGGGGATGAACCTGTCACAGGGATTATTAGAACGATCATTGGAGACGCGGAGGAACGAAAAGATGATTAATGGTATACCAGACCTTGAGATTGTGATTCGAATCGAAGCGGCAAAGTGCGCGGCCACAGTGCTCTCGGCCGACTCCGCTATAATTTCGGATGACACCATTGAGCGTCTGGCGAAGGAATTCGAGAAATTCATCATTGGCGACTCGAAGGATAGGGAAGATAAATAACTGGGGGTAGCGTAAGCTTTTATCCGAGGAACCCATCCCACACACGGTCAACGGATTCCAACCCCGTTTGGCGCTGGGGTTATGGCTCTCGGGACCTCACCACATGAGTACGCTGGGAAACGTATAGGAGATAGAAAGAATGAAATGTAGCGAGTTCAAGGTATGGCTGGACGGCTTTAGTGAGGAGGTTAACGGCGTTCCTACATTGACCCAGTGGCAGCAAATCAATCTTCGTTTGAAAACGGTGAATGATCATATGCCTTTCGGGGATAAGAAGGAATTGCGGAATTCTAAATATTTTGCCGATGTTCCTTACGAAGTGGGACGAGAAGAAGCGAGTGAAACGGCCTAGCCCCGCATGAGTACGCTGGGAAACACATAGGAGATAGAAATTATGCAGATGAATATACGATTTCTCAAACACTGGCTACGAGGTTTTAAAGAATCGGTGGACGGTGCGCCGACACAGGAGCAATGGGCTCGCCTTGTCAAGCGTATTGAGGGAATGAAAGATCTTGATACTCCATTAGGGGATACAGCGCCTTTAGAGATGGTTCGGTACTCCGATAATTTGACGTATGAATTGGGTCGGATAGATGGTTTTAAAGACCCGCAGCAAATTAGGGATTATGACGAGTCTAGGTTAACGCTGGACTAGCCCCGCATTATGACGACGCTCGAACTCCCCACGCCGAAATGGGCCCTCCCCTATCTGGAACCGAAAAGATACAAGGGACTGAAAGGCGGTCGCGCCTCGGCAAAATCCCATTTCTTCGCAGAGCTGGCTGTCGAAGCCATGATGATCGACCCCTACACCGATTTTGTATGCCTGCGCGAAGTGCAGCAAAGCCTCAAGTTCTCAGCGAAAAAACTGATTGAACTCAAGATCCATAACTTCGGTGTCGGCCATTTATTTAAGGTACTCGACACAGAGATACGTCGCACCGGTGTGATGGGCGCCCCTTGTGGTCGGATCATTTTCCAGGGGATGCAGGATCATACGGCCGACGCGATCAAATCCTTAGAGGGGTTCAACCGCGCATGGTTCGAGGAAGCGAGCAAGATGAGTAAGCGCTCGCTCGAGCTCTTGCGCCCCACGATTCGAGAGCCCGGCTCTGAGATTTGGTTTAGCTGGAACCCCGATCAAGAAACGGATCCGATCGAAGAATTTCTCGTGAAGGATCCCCCGCACAATGCGATCGTCACGCATCTTACTTTCGAAGAGAATCCGTTTTGTCCGGAGGTGGTGAAAGAAGAGGCGCGCATTTGGCAAAAACACGATGCCGATACCTATGGCCATGTCTGGCTCGGCGACTACAACACCAAATCAGACGATCAAGTCTTGGGCGGGAAATGGTGTGTTGAAGAATTTGAGGTCGAGAGCTCCTGGGATGGCCCCTACTACGGCGTGGATTGGGGGTTCTCGACCGATCCCATGACGATGATAGAATGTTATGTCGATCTCGAGGCCAATAAGATCTACATTCGCCGGGAGCTGTGGGGGCTTCACGTCGAGATTGATGACACCACTGCATTTTTAGCCAAGATGGAAGGCGCGAATCGGTATCCTATTCGTGCCGACAATGCGCGGCCGGAATTGGTCAGTCATGTGAAGCGGCATGGGTTTCCCCGGATCATCTCGGCAGAGAAGTGGCCCGGGAGTATCGAGGATGGCATCACAAAACTGCGTTCGTTCAGGCAGATCGTGATCCATACGGATTGTCCGAAGACGGCGGAAGAGGCTAAGTTATATAAATACAAACGAGATCGGCTCACACAGGATATTTTGTCGGATATCGTGGATAAGCATAATCACTGTGTCGACGCGATCCGCTACGCAATTGAACCTCTTACTAAGAAGCGTCCAGTGAGCTTCTGGGACTAGATGTGATGTCGCTTGAATGGTTGAAGTTTTGGAAAAAGAAGGTGCCCGAGGTTGTGGACTCCAGTTCACAGGAGCCCGAGCGGCAAAGCTTTTTCGATGAGAACGGCCCCGTACTGTTCTCGACGCATCGCAATAATGTGTTGCCCGGGGGTCACTCCTCTGCGCCGATCGCACTCCCGGGCCCGGAGGCTTTTACCCAAATCCCCACGAAAAAAGGCGAGGGCGAAACGCTTACAGTAGATGAAGCCATCCAAAGTTACGGTATGGATTCGACGCAGTTGAAAAGCGCGTTTAGTCTCAATCAAGGGATCATTCCTGACGCAGTATTCAACTGGTACATGACGCAAAGCTTCATCGGCTATCAGGCGTGCGCGATCATCAGCCAGCATTGGTTGATCAATAAGACGTTGACCATTCCGGCAAAAGATGCCGTTCGAAACGGTTTTGAGATCGCCACCGATGATGGGGAAGAACTCGACCTCAAGTACATGTCTGCCCTGCGAGAAGCGGATAAGGAATATAAACTCGAAGAAAATCTCATCGAGTTCGAGACCAATAAGCGTCGTTTCGGATTTCGTTTTATCCTCTTTGTCGTCGAGTCTGACGATCCCGAGTACTACCGGAAACCGTTCAATATCGATGGCATCACCAAAGATTCCTATAAGGGCATGACGCAAGTCGATCCGAGTTGGGTGGCGCCGATTCTGGACGAGCAATCGGTCGCGAACCCGGCGGCGATGGACTTCTACGAGCCCACGTGGTGGACCATTAGCGGGCAGCTCTATCACAAATCTCATTTGGTGCTCTGTCGCTACGTCAATCCCCCAGACATTTTGAAGCCGACCTATCAGTATGGCGGGATCCCGCTCACCCAATTGATCTATGAGCGCGTCTATGCGGCGGAGCGTGTAGCCAATGAAGCGCCCATGCTCACGGAAACGAAACGATTGAACGTCGTCAAGGTGGATATTGCAGCCGTCACAGCCCAGCCCGGGGGTTTTCAGGCTCGTCTCGATCAACTGATTCAATTTCGAAATAACTACGGTGTGTACGTTCAGGGCCTCGATGACGAGTTGACTCAGATTGATACCTCTTTGGCCGATCTCGATGACGTGATCATGTCTCAGTATCAACTCGTCGCGGCGGTGTCCGAGATTCCGGCGACAAAGCTCCTGGGCACAAGCCCCAAGGGTTTCAATGCCACAGGAGAACACGAGCTGAAAACATATATCGGTTTGCTCGAGGGCATCCAAACGGATTTGAGTCTCGTCGTAGATCGTCACCACGAGCTCGTGATCAAATCCGAGATCGCACCCGAGACCCCTTTCAAAGTAGTGACGGTATGGAATCCTGCAGACTCCCCCTCCGCGAAAGAAGCGGCCGAAATTGGTTTGATGAAATCTCAGACCGATCAAACCTTGATGGCCTCGGGCGCCATTGATGGCAATGACGTGCGGAATCGGATTATCGAAGATGCAGGATCGGGCTACACCGGCATTGATGAATACTCTGAGGAAGATCTCGAGGACGATGACGACGAGCTAGAAGGTTTGGAGAAGCTCGCGGCGCTCGAGAAAGGCAACGAAGAGCCCGATACCGGAGCGGATGCGGGGATGCTCGGCTATGTCTCCATCACCCCGAGTGGCGCTATCGCTGCCGAATTCTGTCGATGGATCATGGATGCCGGCATTGAAGACGCAATCCCTTATGACGATGTGCACGTGACGCTGGCCTATTCAGAAGAGGGGATACCCGAATATGTGTCTGACCGAGAAGAGTATGAACTCGAGTTCACAGGAGAGATCGGGCTATTGGGCCCGGACGATAAGCCGGCGCTTGTGATGTTCGTCGAGTCCCCGAAGCTTCGCGAGCGGTTTAAGGTACTTGAAGCCATGGGGGCTAGGTCCACCTATGATGAATTCAAACCTCACATCACAATCAAGTACGATCCTCTGCGGGACGATCCGGGCAAAGCGCGAAAGGCTTTTAAGGACACCCCGCTCACGACCATGATCATGAGTAACGAATCACGCCAAATCACCCATGGCTAAACGGCTCAAGCTTTCAAAGAAAAAGAAAAAGTGGATTAAGCAGACCAAGCCCACTGCGACAATGCGCGGGGGCGCTTTGAATTTCCCTGTCACTGTAGAGCGTAAGTACACTCGCGACGTCAAGAAGATTCTTAAAAAGAACATGACGAGAACGGAGCGAGAGGTAACGAAATTTCTTTCTCAGTACAGTGAGGAACAACTGCTAGCGAAAAAGTATGAAATTGCGGAAGAGGCTGGCGGGGTACTGGACCGTCTGTCTAAGCAATTGACTATGACGGCGGAGAAAAGTGTCAAAACGGCAGCGAAGAAAATGGTCTCGGGCGCCAACAAAAGCAGTCAGGCCAATGTCGCCACGTCTCTCAAGGAGCTATCCGGCGGTGTCACCCTCAAGCCGAGTTTGATCAGTAAGGATATCCAAAATAAACTAAACGTAGAGATTATCGAAAACGTCAGATTGATCACGAAACTGACAGACACTCAACTATCGAAAATCAGTCAAGCCGTATTTGATTCGATTTTCACAGGCAATGGGATGCAAGATCTCGTTCCGTTTTTTATGAAAGAGAGAGGGGTTGGCGAACGCCACGCAAAGAACATGGCGCTCGATCAAACGAGAAAAGCGTACAACAAACTGAACGTAGTGAGGATGGAAAGCGCGGGACTATCTAAATTCGAGTGGTTGCATTCGGGCGGGGGGCAGAAGCCGAGAAAGTTCCATATCGATAAGTTTCCCGCAGGCCTCAATGGGGGCATTTACGAATTGAAAGATCCTCCGATCATTGACGAGAAGACAGGCGAGACCGGGTTGCCATCACAACTTCCGAATTGCAAATGTCGAATGATTCCCGTAATTTCCTTGGACGAGGGAGAAGAGGTGCCATGACAGCACGAGTCCCCGACTCAAATGATTGGTACGAGATCAAAGATAACCCGCTTTCGAAGGTGGGTGTCTTCTCGTACTCCGGCGCCTCGATCGATTCGAATGGTGAAATGGGTCTCGACCCGAAAGGCATTTATTCGGTCTATCGTCCGGCGAAAGAACTGTCGGACCCTGAGACGATCGAGTCGTTCAAACTCCTTCCTTGGATTGATGACCACGAGCTTTTAGGCAATGAGGACGCGGGGTTAACACCGGCCGATGAGAAGGGAGTTAAGGGTGTCGTTGGCCAAGATGTCTACTTCCAAGATGGTTTTTTGCGTGGGAACATCAAACTTTTCTCGGAGGATCTGGCCAATGCGATTGAAGCGGGCAAATCAGAGTTGAGTTGCGGGTACAAATGCGCGTATCATCTCGAAGAGGGAATTTTTGGCGATCAAAAATATCAGGTTGTGCAAACCAAAATCCGCGGTAATCATCTGGCGAGTGTGGACGAGGGCCGGATGGGTCCCGAAGTCGCTGTTCTAGATCATCTTACCTTTACGATTGACAGTAAGGATTTCAAGCGTATGCCTAAAGCCAAAGCGAAGAAAGACAAGAAAGCTCCGAGTCTCAAGGAACTATTGGCGGTGGGTGAGGATTCGCTCGAACTCCCCAAGATCGTGTTGGCCCTCGCGAACAGCATGTCTTCCATGCAAACGGCGATGGACACCATGATGGAGAAATCCGAGGACGAAGAGGAAGAGGAAAAGAAGGGCGAAGACGAAGAAGAAGAGAAGGAAAAGAAGGGCGAGGACGGCGAGCACAAGTATCGCAATATTGGCGAAGACGAAGAGAAAGAAGAGAAAGAAGAGAAGAAGGGCGAAGACGAGGAAGAGGAAAAAGAGAAGTCTTCCGGCTCCGACGCCGCTTTGAAGACCATCCGCAGCGACATGGGTAAGCTCAAAACGGAGTTCGCCGCGCACAAGAAGGCGGGCATCAAGAGCCTTTTTCGCGAGATGCAAAGCCGCGACGCGCTTTACGAGAAAGTATCCCCCGCGATTGGCGCCTTCGATCACAGTAAGATGACGGCGGAAGAACTCGCGGTCTATGCCTGCGACAAACTCGATTTGGATCCTCCGAAGGGCCATGAGGTGACAGCGATCGATTCGTACTTCACCAATCGCCGACCTCAAATGGCCTTCGACGCGCGCATCCCCGGTACCCTCGGCACCCCCCAGGTCGGTTCAAAGAAAGTGAATTCATACTTCAACCCCGAGGCTAACTAGTTATGGTGGCTTTTCAGAGCGTTGTCCGACAATTCCAAACGACTGGCCTCCCGGGTGAGTATGCTCGAGATTCTCCGCGCATCGCGTTGCCCTGGATCTTGAATTCAAGCGGCACGGATCAAGTGATCGGCAACGCCTTCACGTACAGTTCCGACGGCATCGCCACGACAGGGGGCACGGGCGTCTTTCTCGGTATTCTCATGAGTCCCAAGGAACATGCGTTGATTGGCGACGGCAGTTCTGCGCTTTTGCCCTCGGATATTATCGCGGATGACATCGTGGGGACGTTGGCCACTACGGCGTTTGTCTTTGTGACCATCTCGGCGATCAATAACGATGGCGAGGTCGGAACGGCCGTGGCCTATAATACGACTACCGGGGCCATTGTGATCGGCGCGCCGGGCGGTGGGGAACTAGCGATCCCCGGAGCTACGGTGGCGGTCACAGATATCTTGGCCGTCGGCTTGGCCATCATTCAACTCCAAGATTAAAGGGCTCCCTCATGCAGCGACAAGCGAATGAAGTTTCTCATCTGGGGCCCCGACAGGTAGGGTCGTTCAGTTCTAAGGCGGAAGATACGGCGGAAGTCTTCGCGAATCTTCATCGGTTCGGGATTGGTTTTGACGCTCGCCATATCGAGAAGATGTTCCAGGAGTATCGGACCGGCGGCGCACCCATGTTGAACGCCGGAGCGGGCATGGACGCTGCGCTGACCCCTGCGTTGACGGAACTCAGCGTCACGACTCCGATTCAGTTCTTGCAGTACTGGCTGCCGGGCTTCGTCTTTATCGTGACCCAGGCGCGTGTGATCGATGAGTTGATCGGAATCACGACTCAGGGGCGATGGGAAGACGAAGAGATCGTGCAGGGCCTTTTGGAGCGCACCGGCAATACCGCGGTCTATCAGGATACGACGAACAGTCCTCAATCGAGTTGGAACACCAACTTTGAAACCCGAACGGTGATTCGCTTCGAAGAGGGATTGTTTGTCGGGCGTCTCGAAGAGGTGCGCGCCTCCGCGATGCGCGTGAGTTCGGCCGAAAGCAAGCGATCGGCCGCAGCCGAATCGCTCGAGATCACCCGCAATTTCACGGGATTCTTCGGTTTCAATGATGGCAACAATCGGACGTTTGGAATTCTGAACGATCCCAATCTCCCAGCGGTGGTCCCCGTGCCCGATGGCGGCGCGGTTTCCCCGCTCTGGAGCACGAAAACGTTCCTCGAGATCACCGGCGACATTCGCTCGTGGTATCAGGGTTTGCGGGATAGCGCGGCAGGGCGAATTGATCCCGGAAAGGATCCGGTCACGTTGGCGCTACCGCTCTCAGTCTATGATTCCTTGGGGGTCACCTCAGACTTCGGCAATTCCGTCATGCAGTGGCTGAAAGAGACCTATCCGAATACTCGGGTGATGTCGGTTCCCGAGTTTGTGGGTGCCGGTGCGAGTAGCGAGAATCTCGCGTATCTCTATGCCGAAGGCGTCGTGGATGAATCGACGGACGATCGCCGCACGTGGCTGCAGCTTGTCCCTAGTCGATTTCAGTCTCTCGGCGTGCAACAGGAAGTCAAGCTTTACCGCGAAGGATACAGCAACGCGACTGCAGGAGTCATGTTGAAACGACCTTACGCTGTCTTCATCGCATCGGAAATGTAATTTATGGTTTTTGTTTACTCGACCCTCACGCACTCCTACAAATATCCGATATGGTTGATGCACAATAATGTGCCCAAAATCGCTTCGTCTGTGACCATTCAGGGGGGCGCCAACTTGCCGTCAAAGCAATTGGTAACACCAAAGGGTGTACTCACGACGATTACGGATGAGCAGTACGACCGCCTGCAACAGAATAAGGCGTTCCAGCGGCATCTCAAGGCGAATCATCTGAAAGTCGAAACTCAGGAATACGCCGCGGATGACGTGGCGAAGGATATGGAGCCCAAAGACGGTTCGGCGCCAATGACGCCGGCGGACTATGAAGATGACGGGCTAAAGCCGCCCACGGTGGGGTCTATCGCACCGGATATGCAAAACGAGGTCGGTGATAGCTTGATTCCCACGTCTCGTCGCCGGCGGTCCTCGATCCCGGCACCGTAAATGGCGACGATCACATTTGACGCGGATGATTTTCGAGAGCAGTTTCCGAATCAGTTCGATAACCCCCCGAATACGGACGCGATTCTAGAACTCTACTGGGACACCGCAACGTGTTATGTCTCGTGTGAAGTGGTCTCTTGCGACCCTCTCTCGGCAGAGTGCCGCCAGGATGTGATCAACCTCGTCACCGCACATTTGATCACGATCGCAGACGCCGCGACGCTCGGCCTGCAATCCGGATTCGTCGAGAGCGCTACGGAAGACAAGATATCGGTCACGATGCAGTCTTTCGATAGCCAGACTCAGTTCCAGTGGTTTCTGAATCAGACCCCCTACGGCCAGCAGGCCTACGCGCTGTTGTACGTTCAAGGGGCTGGGGGGACCTATCACGGCGGGTTTGGCGAGCTCGCGGCATTCAGGCGCGCGGGGGGCGCTTTCATCCCCTCATCATAGTAGAGTGACTCTCATGGCCCAAGTCATCCGAAAATCCGATAAAGCCGCCTACGCGCGCCTCGAGAAGGTCAGCAAGCAACTCAGCGGATCCGAATTGAAGGTGGGTTGGTTCGAAACGAATCGATATCCCGATGGCACTCCAGTCGCCTATATCGCCACGATCCACGAGTTCGGGTATCCGGAAGGGGGCATTCCCGCGCGACCCTTCATGCGCCCCACGATCGTGCGAGAGGAGAATTTCTGGCGCAAGTTCATTGATCAAGAAGCGAAAAAGATCTATGACGGGCGGCAAACGGTAGAGAATATGCTGGAGGCATTGGGTTTATCGATCGCGGGCGAGGTCGCTCGAAGTATCACACAAGTGATGGCCCCTCCGCTCAAGCCCGCCACGATCGCGGCGAAGAAACGCAAGCTTGCGGATGCGGTAACGGTGGGCTCTCTCGATAAGCCGTTGGTAGAGACGGGGCTCATGTTGGCGTCTGTAACGCATGTGGTGGAGAAATCATGAGCTTCAGTGTTCCCAGCATGAACTTATACAAGATAGCTAGTAAGCTCATCGGCAAATCCGAGTACGAGTATTTCGTGGCCTCGCGAACGCTAGACGTTCGGGGAATGTGGGTCACAACTTACGATACGGCGGTCACATTAAACGACTCGATCCAAGCCGTTCCCCGCGCGCTGTATTCTCAATTGGGTCTTGATCTTGATAAGTACTACATCATGATTTATACCGACAATTCGCTGGTATCTACAGATCGTGACATCTCAGGCGATCAGATTGAATTCAATGGAGAGCGATATCAGCTCCAGAGCCCCAATGATTGGAATCCGATATCCGGTTGGCGCGGAGTCCTGGCGGTGCGGCAATTGGTGACGGGAACCCCATGAACGACGCGGACGTAGAAACCGCGATCAAGTCGGTTCTCGATGCGGCGCTCGTGACCTCGTTTTCTACGGTCGTCGTGGCGCAGTCGTTCAACCCGACAACCCAGGGCGCGGCATTGGCGCCTATGGTCCTGTTTACGAAGATCGCCGCGCGCCGTTATGGCTTCCAGGGGCGGAAATACGCCTTCAATGCAGGGCCCGTCGATTTCACCAAAACGGAAGGATGGTATCTCGAGGCCACGTATCAGGTGAACACGCTGATTCGTCAAGACGCGGTGGACCCCGCGAGCCTAAATGCCTATGATGTCATCGATTTTTGTGCCGCGACTTTGCAAACTTTGGAAACGAGAGCCACGCTACTCGCCCTAGGCATCGGTATAAGACGTGTCACAGACATTCGAACTCCGAGGTTTTTAGACGATAGTGATCGCTATAACATGGATGCATCCTTCGATTTCGTACTGACCTACCAGAACACGTTGACTTCGACGGTGCCCGGCGCGGGTGTCGATGGCGAAGTGATTTCGACCTTTTCGACTTAACAGGAGCGCATGAAATGCCTATCGACTTTGCCCAATATGTAGCCATTGTCAGTAGTGTCGGTGGCGCGGCGGTCGCTACGAATCGCGAACTCATCTTGCGGTTGGTGACCACGAACCCGTTGGTTCCGACAGGTACAGTCGTCGAGTTTACGGATGTCGATGACGTCGGCACTTTCTTTGGAACGACTTCGACGGAGTTCCTTCAAGCGCAGTTCTATTTCGGCTTCATCAATAAGCTTAGCACCCAGGCGAACAAGATCAGCTACACGTTCTGGGCGGACGTGGATACATTCCCGCTCGTCTTCGGTGCGGAAGATACTTATGTGCTGGGCACCTTCACTGATGACCCGATTACCGATGGTGAAATGACGGTCACCATGGGTCCTAATGTGGAAGTTATTACCGGGATCGACTTCACCGGCGATACCAGTTTGGCCGATGTGGCGGCGACAATTCAAGCCGCAATCGTAGCGACAGCCGCCAGTGTCCAGTTTACGGGTGCGGTAGTTTCATTCAACGCGACCGATCAACGCTTTGAGTTGGTGGGCGGGGGTCCTGCAGGCGCGGCTACGATGGATATTGGACCGGGCGAGCAAGGAGGTACGGAAGTCGCGCCTTTGATCGGTTGGCAATTGCCCACGGCGCGATTCTCGGATGGGGCGAATATCCAGACCGTCACGGAAGTTCTCACGGAATCGACTCAGCTCTCGAACAATTACGGATCGTTTGCCTTCATCACCACGCAATCAGAAGCGGAGATTCTGGAAGCGGCGACGTGGAATGACGGCGAGAACGTCAAGTTCATGTACCTCGAGAAAACGTTGGCTGCAGACTCGCAAGCCCTGTTTGATGCGATCGACGATATCAGCGGTACGGGTGTGACGCTATATGATGACACGTTGGATCCGCTCGAGTACCCCTGGCTCGCCCCCGCGGCCGTGTTCGCTTCGACGCCGTATTTCCGTCGGGCCTCGGTACAGAACTATATGTTCCAACAGTTCTCACTCACGGCCAGTGTCACGACGACGGTGCTTGCAAATACCTTCGACGCGATCCGGGTCAACTACTACGGTCAGACGCAGCAAGCGGGGCAATTGATCGCTTTCTATCAGCGCGGTTTTTTGATGGGTGGGACTAGCGATCCGATCGATATGGGTGTGTACGCCAATGAAGCGTTTTTGAAAGATGCCATCGGGGTGTCGCTTATCAATTTGCTTGTCTCCCAGCCTGCGGTTCCGGCGAATGCCTCAGGGATCACCCAAGTACTCACTTCGATTCAAGGGAATATTGACGACGCGCTTGTGAGTGGGATTATCAGTGTCGGAAAAACGCTCAACGATAATCAAATTGCAACCATTACGACACTTACTGGTGATGAGAATGCCTTTTTGCAAATTCAAAATATTGGATATTGGATTACGGGATTCCTTACAGAGCCTACATCCGGAAATTTTGTTGTGAACTATCTCCTTCTGTACAGCAAAAACGACGTCGTTCGAAAAGTCGAAGGCTCTCACGTTCTTATTTAGGGGTAAATCATGGCGGAAGACATTGCGGGATTTGGAACATCGGTTCGAATTCTGGCTTCGAATACATTCCCTGTCGGGATTGAAGTCACTGAATTTGCGGATGACGCGGACCCGTTGGACATCCCCTCGCTCATCATTACTGCGAGTGCGATGGGCCTCAATGGAACGAAGGTGAACTGGACGCAAGCGAATGTGATCCTGATGACCCTCAATGTCATCGCAAATTCAGAAGACGATCGAAATCTCAGTCTTTTGTTTGAAGCGAACCGGGCAGGGCGAGGAAAAGTGAGTCAAAAAGATGTGGTTACCAGTATGATTTCTTATCCCGATGCCAGTTTGGAAACTCTCACGGGTGGGTCTTGTGATGAGTTCATGCCCGGGAAAAGTATCTCGAGTGAGGGTCGGTTCAAATCGAAGGCGTACATCTTCTCATTTGAAAATCGGACGGCCACTGTATGAACATGATTGAACCCAAAGAAGTCGAGATCGAACTTCCGGACGGGAGTAAAAAAGCATACATCATTTCAAAATTCGATGCGGTGAGTGGGCGGGAGATCGTGACGCAGTACCCGACCAGTGGAATGCCGAAGCTCGGGGAGTACAAGACCAACGAGGAAATCATGCTCAAAATGATGAATTTCGCCGCGGTCGATACGGGTACCGGCGATCCTTTACACCTCACCACACGCGAGTTGATCAACAATCATGTACGGAGTTGGGAAACGCTCGCGCGGCTTGAATGGGCGCTGATGGAGTACAACTGCTCTTTTTTCAGCAACGGCAAAGTCTCAAATTTCTTGGAGGATTTAACAGCGAAGCTCCCCGAGTGGATTTTGTCAATATTGACCCCGTTATTGGAGCAATCATCGCTGAAGGAAAAGCCACCCTCCGGGAGTTGAAGACCGTTTACACCTTAGAAGACGCTTTCGATATCTGGGAAGCCATCACGGTTAGCCGGTACAATGAATATCTCGCTATAAAACATGCTCAGTCAAAGGCGAAGTGATGCCATCGGTTCTCGACACATTTTTTATCCTGTTCAAAACCGATGCCTCCGACGTGGAAGAAGGATCGAAGAAGGCCAAAGATGCCGTCGATAAGTTAGAAACAAGTATCGGCGGCGCGGACAAGAAAGCGCTTTCTCTCGGCGCCAGTTTCAACACCCTGGCCACAGGGGCCGTCGCCGCTTTTGCCAGTGTCTTCGCCGTCACCCAACTGATCTCAGGGGCCAAAGGAATCGCCGCCCAGTCGCAAGAGCTTACGTTATTGAGCCAGATTATTGGCGAGAGCGCTACCGAGATCACGAATTGGGGGCGTGCCGTAGAATCGATTGGGGGCGACGCCAAAACGTTTCAGGGTTCGCTTCGCGGGCTTAATACTTTAATCAATGATTCGCTCGTGTCGGGCCCCAATGACGCGACGAAGGCCCTCGGTATCTTGGGTATCGCGGCTGTTGATGCTACGGGTAAATTGAAATCGCCTTTGGATCTTCTCCCCGAGATCGCGAAAGAATTCGAGGGACTCACTCGCGTCGATCAACAAGCACTCGGCAAAATGTTGGGTCTCGACGAAGGGACCATTCTTCTTCTGAGCCGCGGCGAGAGAGAAGTGGGGAATCTTGTTGCACGTCAAGCGGGAATGAATCGTCTCAATGACGAGCAGCTTGTGAAGCTTGCTGAACTCAATATAAAATGGAGAGAGTTTAAGAATTTACTTAGCGATGCTTCTGCGGAAATGCTTGTGGAGGCGATCCCCGGACTTGAAAAGATGGAGGAAGGGCTACTTGATTTCATCGAAGTGATTAAAGACAATGAAGATATAGTGATGATTTTCCTTAAGGGTTTGGGCGTCATTCTAGGCGCTCTCGCGATCAAGGCCGCAGCTTTGGCCGCTCCCTTTCTTCTCACTGCGGCGGCCATTCTCGCCGCTGCTTTCGCTTTGGGCCTCCTTGTGGAAGATATGGAAAAGTTCATGTCCGGGGAAGATTCTGTGGTCGGTCGTGCAGGGGTTACCGCTAAGAGATTCTTCACCGATCTTAGTGGGAATATCGACGTACAACAGGTAGCCGCTATTGCATCGGGGAACCCGATTCAAATACTCGCGGCCGCAGCGACTGCAGGGATAAGAAGCGCAGTGACTAGTCAAAGTAAGACAATGACAATAGGGGGAGTTACTGTCGAGACTCAAGCCACGGACGCGGGCGGGGTCGCTCAAGGTTTAGGAGATGCCCTTAGGGAAGTGTGGGATACGGGTATCGACATTTTTGACGATGGTGTGTCAGGATGACGCGGGTAGGGATAACTGCACTCATTCCGACCGCGGGGAAAGATGTTGTCGCGATCTTTAAGCAAAGCGATGTCGGAGACGATGAAGTTATCCTTGAAAGTGCGCATTTGATCAATGCGACAGTGGACGAACACGCGACGTTTTTTAAGCACCCACTCGAGACAGGGCAAACGCTTGTCGATCATCGAATCATTGAACCCGTCACGATTGAGTTGCAAGTGATCCTGGTAGATAGTGTGTCTGTGGTGCGGGGGTTGATCTCGGGAGGGGATTTCATTACCCGCGTGCGAGATACCTATGATGAGATTCGCCAGCTGTATGAGAATGGGACCTTTCTATCCATTCAGACTCGAACGGCTACTTATCGAAATCAGATTCTTCAATCGATGCCTCATGAAGAAACGTCGAGTATGTTCGATGGGGTCGCTTTGTCCTTTAATACGAGTGAAATTCAATTCGAGACGCCCACGCTGGCCACACCCCCACCGGCGGAAACGGAAGACACGGATACTGTGACGCGAGGAAAACAAAATGCCTTAGCCCTCGCTACAGATGTGGGGGAGGGTATTTTGGATAGGGCCAAGTCTATTTTTGGGGTGTAAGAATGCCTGTTCGAATTCCACTTGAAGCGGTTGCGAATCAATCTCTCTCCGTTCAGCTTGATGATCAGAGTTACGACATCACTTTGAAAGAGACGCAAGGCGTGATGTCGGTCACGATCTTAATCAACGATGTCGTTGTCGTTTCGGGCTCTCGTTTCTTCGCGGATACGCCTTTGATTCCCTACGAATATTTGGAGGGCGCCGGGGGAAATTTCATTATGACTACGGAGCTAGACAACATTCCGATTTTTTCCTCTCTCGGAATCACGCAGTTTTTGTTTTATCTCACTGTTGAGGATATCGCTAGTGCTCGATCCTAGGTTACTCCGGGTCACGATTGATCTTGACGGCGAAAAACAGGTCTTTGAAAACCTCGCCATCAGCGCCATAGGAACAAAGCATACGAGTGCGCTTCAGAATTTTGCGGAGATTCGTATTGCCAATATCGACAAGCCGACTCGTGAACGATTGTTAACAGAAGGTACGCCGTATCGAGTAGCAAGAAGACAGCTCAAAAATAGTGTACTGGTTGAAGCGGGGAGGGAGAGTACCGGTCTCGTTCAAGTTTTTGAGGGTGATATCATGACAGTGGATGTCAGCCCGCCCCCGGATATTTGGGTCACGATCCGTGCGCTTACGGGACAATTTCGGAAGGGGGAGATCCTAGCTCTCAGTCAGAATGCCTCGACAAAATTCAGCGCGATTGCGCAAACCACTGCGGATATACTCGGTGTTCAATTGGTGTTCGATACGGAAGATAAGGACGTTGCCAATTTTTCTTTTTCGGGGACGGTGGAAAAGCTAGTTGATTCTCTGCGTCTGATTGCGAGCGGTGTAGACACGTACATTGACGACGATCGTTTGGTCATTCGGCCGCGAAGTGGGGTCGCGGTAAGCGCAAATACCCAAGTGAATATCAAGACTGGACTGATTCGGATTCCTGAATTTATCGATGTCGGCGTGCGCTGCACAGTGTTATTTGACCCGCAACTCCGCTTGGGGGAGTTGATCGAATTGACAAGCGAGGCGTACCCGGCGACCGATGGGGTGTATAGGATATATAAACTCGGCTTTAATTTGGCGAATCGGGACACCCCGTTTTACTACATTTTTGAAGCCGCGAGACAAGACGGGATTGTATAACGAGATCATGGTCGACAACGTTCAAAACTCACGAAACCCAGCGAATAGCGGTTCGTTCGCGGGGGCCCTACAAGAGATCTTGGGGAAGTTCCTGCAAGGGGTGGACGACATGTTGCCCGGAGTTGTCGTCGCTTATGATCGAACGACGAACCGTGCTACGGTGCGAGCTATGATTCAATTACTCAAGACGGACGAGACTTTGCTTGACCGCGCAGAGATCGCGAGCGTCCCCGTCTTGAATATTGGAGGGGGAAATGCCGTGCTATCTTTCAATATCGCGCCCGGGGATTTGGGGTGGATTAAAGCAAACGACCGGGACATCTCGCTATTTCTCCAGAACCTGAATAAAACGGGACCCAACACGATTCGAAAGCATTCGTTTAGCGACGCCATATTCATCCCCGACCAATTTCGGAAGTGGACCCTCAACGCCGAGGACGACGCGTTCGCGGTGCTCCAGACACTCGACGGAACTCAGCGGATCTCGATTCAAGATTCGAGAATTAAGATTACTTCCGATACGGAGATTCTTCTAGACGCGCCGTTGGTCACGGTGACCGGGGATCTTGAAGCCGTAGGAACAATCGTCGCCGACAGTGCCGGAAACAAGATCGGCGTTTCGACTCATTCGCACGCACAGCCCAATGACACCCCCGGCGATAACACTGAAGCCGAAACTGATGCACCCACGGCGACACCATGAAAAGGATATTGAAAATGAAAAATATATGTATAGCCTTAATTATGACGGCTGGTTTGATTGGACCCGCATATGGAGCGGAGCGATTTTTTCCGAATTATCCCACAGAGGCTGAAATGCTTTCAGCACCTAGTTGGGATGGTGACTTTTGGATTCCCGGCGAAGGTCCTTGGTCAGCTACCGCGACTTTTTCTAATCCCCCAGGTATCAGAGTTGAATATTCACGGTCCACAAGTTGGGGTTTGGAAAAGCATGTATTCTATTGGGTCGATGCAGACAGCGACGTAATTTCGATTGAAGATATTTTAGGTGTAACTTACGATGACAGCTCCGAGTTTGTTGATTTTCCTAGATTTCCCACTCCCGGTCATCCCTACGCTAGTTTTACAACAAAGCGTTTCACGGGATCTGGTTTTGTTGAAAAAGACTATATATTCTATTTTCCTGAATACGACTGTGATATATGCGGGGCCCCCAAAACTGTTCCTGGGCTCGGTTCTGTCTCTTTGGTCGTAGCCCTTGGCATAGCGGCTTTCTATCATATCCGTCATACACGCTACTAAGGTCCCAAAATGAAAATTCTAGAGGAAAACGCAAACAAGGATCTGTTCATCGGGACCAATAACCAGCTGGGGCTCTTGACGGATATCGAAGCCGTCCAGCAAGCGTGCGTGAGTGCGATCGAGACTCAACGGGGAGAGCTGCGCTACAATACGACGCGAGGGGTTCCGACGAGTTCGACACTTTGGGATGGCGTGCCCAATCAACAACGGTTTCAGTTTTACGCGATCGAGGCCCTTCGAGGCGTCGAGGGAGTACAGGAAGTGCAGCAATTTAGCTCAGAAATTGTTGACAATACCTTGGTCTATGATGCGATTATCCTGACCGATTTCGGGACTGTGGGTATCGGTACGGGGGATCTTTTCAGTGAGCTTTGATTTCATTGACGATACGGGCGTCATCATCGCGGACACGAGTACTCTCCAAGCGGAGGTGGAGGCGGAGTACACTGCCGTTTTCGGCGACGATCTCGATCTCGACCCCGAGACACCCGAGGGCATTTTAATCAGCGCAGAGACGGCCTCACGGGCCGGGATCGCCACCAATAACGCACAGCTCGCGAATCAGATCAATCCGAATCTCGCAGGGGGCGTTTTTCTCGATGCGATTTGGGCGCTCCTCGGCGGCGCCCGGAGCGCCGCAACCTCGTCCACCTTTACGACCCCACCCGATCTGACGGGCGTCCCATCGACGTTCATCCCGGCTGGGACGATTGCCGCGACTGCGGGGGGTGATGAGTTCGAGACCCTGGCGGACCTCACACTTGACGGCGCAGGGCTCGGGTCTGTGGCATTCGCCTCGGTTGAGACAGGGGCCATAGAAGCCGCCATAGGCACGCTCACGACGCCTGTAAGCGCCGTTCTGGGTTGGGAGACTGTCACCAATACGGTCGCCGCAACGCTCGGTGTTACGACGCAGAGCGATATCAGCGTGCGCGCGGAGCGGGTCGAGACCTTGGGGGCCCAGGGCTCGGGGCTCGCTGTCTCAGTCTTCAGCAACGTGCGAGAGGTGGCGGGGGTGACGTCCCTCACTTTTCGAGAAAACTTCACCAATGTGCTGATTACCCCCACGGCGCCGGACAATATTACTCTCGTCGCGCACTCCGTTTGGGCTTGCGTGGACGGCGGGACTGATGCGGAAGTGGCTTCCGCACTGTTGGGCTCGAAGAGTGCAGGGTCGAATTGGAACAACGGAAACAGCTCGCTCCCTGTTTCGGAAGACGTTCTCGACCCCACGAGCGGTCAAACCTACACAGTGCTTTTCGATCGCCCGGATGAAATCGCGGTATTCTATGAGGTCACCATCGCGTCGACCACGATCAGTAACGCCATCTCTTTGGTCAAATCGGCAATTCTGGCGTATGCGAATGGGGAGCTCGACGGCCAAGCGGGGCTCGTGGTCGGCGCGGATGTATCCCCATTTGAAGCGGCCGGTGCGATCAATATTGTAGAACCTGGGCTGAATGTTCTCAATGTCGAAGTCCGAATCGCCGCGGGGAGTTTCGCACCGACGACGATTGAGATTGAACTTTTTGAAAAAGCGACGACGCTTGATTCATCCATCACGGTGATCGTCTCATGAGTACGATTCAAACCTTCGATTTCTCTGTCGATATTTTGCGCTCGCTGCTTTGGCGGAACAACGAAGCGGTGAATCTTGAAGCCTTGATGCAGTTCAAGCAAGATTATATCGATACGAACAATGAAGCGTTCTGGACGGATTGGCTCGTCAATGTATTCGATTTAAGAACGGCGGATATCTTTGGTTTGAATGTGTGGTCAATCATTCTCGATTTGAATATCACAATCATAGCCTCAGAGACTACAACCCCCAATAGCAACTTTGGTTTCGGCGAGTTCAGAAAAAATTTCAACAACGGCAATTTCACTGAGGTGGGGAGCGACATCTCATTAAGCGAAGACGATGCGCGATTACTGCTTCGGCTCCGTTATCATCAGTTGACCACGAACGGAAATGTGTCGGGGATTAACGTCATTCTCGAGGATCTTTTTGGCGATAGTGGTGTGTCTTTTGTCGAGGATAATCTCGATATGACGATGCAATATGTTTTCGAATTCAGTTTGGACGCGGGGCTTCAATCTTTGCTGACGGAGTTTGATGTGCTCCCGCGCCCGACCGGTGTCGAGTCCAATTTGGCCGTTCAGGTAGCCAACGCAAATTTCGGTTTTGGTGCGTCCCGGAAAAATTTCAACAACGGCAATTTCACGGCCGTAGGGTAGGTGCTTGATGTCTCGATATTACGATATCCCTTTCGCGAACGGCGGTGACAGAACCACGATCCCCGATATCGACCCTGGGGACGGGGCTGTAAGTTATCCCACGGGTTGGGGCTCGGACTACGAGTTAAATCAAGAGACGTTCCCGGCGTCGGCTCGAGACATCGACCGCGAGCAAGAGAACCAATTCAAGTTCGATATCACGACGTTCGCAAAGGAAGTTCAAGAAACGGGGATCCTCGTTTACGACGCACTGTTTAATTACCTTGTGGACGCGTATACTCAAGGGAGTGATGGTCAAGTTTATCGCGCGACCATGCCCAACGGTCCTACGGCGGGCGTTGTCGATCCTGTAGGTGACTCGAGCGGAACCTGGCTACTCGCTGTCGGCACAGCGGCGGGGACCGTGAACACGGTGACTCCCGCGACGGGAGCCTATAATCCTCCTGCAGGAGTCAAGAGCCTCAAATTCACGATCACGGGCGGCGGTGGTGGTGGTGGCGGCGTCGATGCGGGCGTCGGTGCGGGCGTCGCAGGGCAGGGGGTTTCAGGGTCCGCGGCAGGTACCGCTATCGTTACGACATCTACAATTGATACTGTCTATACCATCACTGTAGGTACAGGCGGGTCGGGGGGCGCCGCGGGAGCGAACTCCGGATCGAGTGGTGTAGATTCGACTGTGGTGAGTACCGCGCTCGGCACTGTGACGGGCGAGGGTGGCAATGGTGGGCTGGGAAATACCGCGTCGTCGCTTGAGAATGCCGCAATCGGCGTCGTAGGGGGCTCGGCTTCATCTGGGGATATCGATATCGATGGGGGTGGCTCCGGAGCCTTCAGGCAACCTCCGGGGGGATTCACTACGTGTATCAGTAGTCCTGGTGCTTCGTATTGGGGCGGGGGCGCTCGAACATTAGATTCGGTAGGCGGGCAAGATGGCCTTGCTTTCGGATCGGGTGGGGCGGGGGGCGTCACCAATAATACCGAAAGTACGGATCGTGCGGGTGGTGCGGGCGCGCCCGGGATCGTCGTGATTGAGGAATATTTCTAGCGTTCAAGACGCGATAGGATAGGAGAAATAAAATGGCGGTTCCCGTTTTTACAGGTCCGTATACCCCAGTCACGGCGCAGGTCGTCGATATCGCTGCGCCGGTGACAGACGTCACTACCGGATGGAGCGGGGCGGATACTTTCGAAGTGAACACGCTTCCGCCCGGGCTTGTTTTTGATGGCACAAGTCTCAGCGGGTTCAATCGGGTGTTGATGGAGTACTTCATTTTCATTCGCGGCGTGAACGACGACGGGCCCGCGGATTGGGAGCCACTACAATGGAGTGTCACCTCAGGGCTTACCACTGCGCGGACACTGTATGGCCTCAACCGAGAATATTTTCTCGTTCATTCTTCAGGCACCTCCTCGGTACTCACGGTCAAGAAAGCCACTCCGACTGGCCGTCAGTCCACGTGGAACGCGGGGCTTTTACTGATCAATGATGTGGGGGACTCAACCGATCGCGATGGCACCTCCGCCGATTACAACTCCGAGTTTATTGGACAACAAATTCTTCTAAACGGAATCGCCGACACATTTGCACGTGCGACGGAACCCGGTTGGGAGATCATCATAGACACCTCGAGTTAACCCATGGCTAAGATTCAAAACAACAGTTTAGTGATTCTCACTGAGGGACTAGAGAGCGATATCGCCACAGGGATGGTGCGCGTAACAGTGTCCGATTTGTCTCCGGATTTTTTAGATGCCAAAATTGCAGAAGGCCAAAACGTCACGACGACGGTTTTGAATCCGGGGGGTGTGGAGTCTGTAGAAATCGCGGCCGCCAATCTGACAGATCTTATCGTCGTCGAAACAGCCAGTGGCGTACATGCAGTCACCAATGAGGATATTGTTCGTCTTACAGGGGGGATTTCGGGGTTTGTTACGATACAGAGACCGGCCATTGTGCCTCGCAAGACCCTCACCATTGTGAATGATAAATCGGGGAATGTCACTATCCTAGTGAACTTAAGTACGCTTGACGGTAGCCCCTCGGTGCTTTTAGCCGCAGGTCAAACACGGGAGATATTTCCATTTTCTGACGAATGGAATACGATCTAGCTTTATAAGGACAACCCATGGCCAAACTTCAAAATCGTGGAGATGTGGCACTATTCGGTGTACCCGATCTCGCTGTCGATGAAGAGACGGGAGAAGTAGCGATCACAGTTTCCGACACGACCGTCGGTTTTTTGGATGCGAAAGTCGTAGCGGGAGCAAATATTTTTCTCTTTGTTATTCCTGGGGGTGGGGATCAACAATTAGAAATCAGCGCCGCCGATTCGATCTTGAACGTCCTCGAGACGGCTGCCAATATCTCAGCGGCGACCGTGACAGGCTCGGACCTCGATATTATCAAAAACACGAGCGCGGGCACCATTACGCTCAATCTCCCTGCGTTGGCGGATTTCGATAAGAAACTAATCGTCTTCGCAGGGCTTACAGGTACCATCACGATCGATCCTTTCGGGAGTGAGGAAATCGACGGCGTTGCGACGCTGAATGTAACCGCGGGACAGTCCCGCACCATTTTCCCATTTTCGGATGAATGGAGCACCATCTAATCTAAAACCGGGTTAGAACTTGTAGGAAAAAATCCCATGACAGTACTACTCATCCCTGCGGGCGCGAGAGAGGTTTACGTATCGGACGTGGGGGACGATGACTCCACGGGCGAGAGTTTAATTTTCCCTCTCTTGACACTGGCAGAGGCGGTCACGACAGCCAGCGCGTTGACCCCCATTCCTGCAGACCCGGTATCCATACTCGACCCGAGCAATAGCACCTACGACGAGAACTTCGCGATCCCCGATAGCGTATTCGTGGGGATGCCGAACGTCACGATCTCGGGAACGGGTGGCGTCGCGGTAGCGGCGGGTGCCGAGAGCTCGGCATCATTCTCAGACATCAATGTGAGTGTCGCTTCCGCGACCGCGTACTCCACCAACGCCAATTCGAGTTTGAGTGCGTTGATTAACACGATCACTTTGGACGGGGACTCCGAGGTTGGCATATTAAACACGGGTGTGTCTTCAAACACTGCGATCAATGTGAACGCCATCGCGGCGACGGGTGATGGGAGTATCGGAGTTAACCACGTCCCCGCAGGAGCCTTGCACACGTATGCGATAAGCTCGATCACGATGACGGGACCGAACTGTACCGGGTTCCTCTGTGATAGCAGCGCGATCTCCGATCGAGCGATCTCCGCCCGACTGGGATCGATCGAGATGAGCGGTCTTACCAGTGTCGCGATTGAGGTCGTGGACGGCATTCTGTCGATGCAGATCAATGATATTTTTGGCGATATCATTGTGCGAGATGGGGCGACGCTCAACTTGAGCGATTGCAAGATTGAAGGCGACATCACGGTGGACGTCGGCGGGACTTTGAATATTCAAAGCACCGATCTCACGGGCTCCGTCACCAACAACGGCACGATCAACGGCCCCATCTATGACACCGTCACGGAGTGTACGAACACCTTTGGAGATGTGGATTTCCTCGGGACCGTGACCGGGATCCCCGGCACCGGCGAAGATTTCAGCGCGGTTCCGGTGACCGATATCCCATTGCGGGAAGCTGCAGGGGTGTTCGGGGCGTCGGGAATTACTCTCGAAGAGATCGGCAATTCAGGCAGATTCAATATCATCTTTGACACCCCGATCGTAGTCCCGGCGGGCTCCGTCACCCTTGGCGACGCGATGTCAATCTCCGAAGGCGGTAGCGATCTCGTCGTAGGCGATCTTGTGGCGGACGGGATGGCGTTCTCTGTCAATTCGGATTTCGACGATACGGTCGGATCCGCTACGCCGACGTTCATCGACTTCGGCGCCGCGGAAGTTTTGAATATCAATACAGATGATACCCAAGTACTGACCGCCAACCCGTTGGACTTCTCGCTGAGCTCCACCGTCGTCGCACCCAATTTCCGTTTGCTGGACGAGATCACGATTCGCGCGAATGGTGCGATGACGAATTTCACCGCTCGGATCACGGACCAGGCGACGGGAATTGTGCTTCGATACGTCCCGTCCAAAGCGGCCTTTGACGGCACCCTCCCTGGCTTCGATCTCCTCGCCGGCGACTCTACTTTTTTCTTCTCCGCCAAGGGGACCGACACCACAACGGAGTTCTTTCTCGGATTCGTACCCTTCGTCGTGGGACCTGGGCAAACGATCGATTTCCGTTTTCAAGCGGATAGTATGGATCTGCTCGGGAACATTGGAGGGACACCCTACCTCGTCGCCGAGGTCCACGACGGCCCCGACGTGGAGCTGCATAGCGCCTCGGCAGATAGCCTCACGGTCAGTGGGCTCCTCGAGTTCAGCGACCTCTCGACGCAGTCTCATGGGGCCACGCGCAGCGCGGACGATTGGCACGTGGCGGCATCCCTTTTCAAGCAAGATTTCAGCGTCACCACTCAAGACGGGAACCCTACCGGGCTGTTCTTTAGAGATGACGGTCTCAAGATGTACGTCACAGGGATAGCGACCGGTGGCGCGGTTTATGAATACGACGTGGGCCTCTCGTGGGATGTCTCCACCGCGGTATTCTTGCAGTCGTTTGATCCCACTCAGACGAATGTGTTCGATGTGTTTTTCAGAGCGAACGGTCTGATCATGTTCACGGTCGATGCATCCACGGACATCCTGAAAGAGTTCGCGCTGACGACGGCGTGGGACATCTCGACGGCGTCTTTCGTGCAGTCGGTGAACACTGCGAGCCTCGGGGGTGGTGCACTTCCGCATAGCCTGTTCTTCAAAGCCGATGGTGCAGCGTTCTACATTGCTGATTTCTCTAATCAAAATGTCGAACAGTACGACATGACCACGAATTGGGATATCTCGAGCGCCACTTTCACTACGACGTCTACGATTACGGTATCGAGTGCGACCGCCGCATGTTTTAAGCCTGACGGGACGGTCATGCACGTGCTGGGCATTACGGGGATCATTACAGAATTCAACCTCGCGACGCCATGGCTCGTCTCTACCGATGAACTTGTTAACACGTTTGATGCGAGCAAGACCACGGCTCGAGGTCTCCGGTTCAAGCCCGATGGCTCGAAGCTCTATATCATCGATGTGACAACTCGAGACGTTGAAGAGTACAACGTCGGGCTCGCGATAGAAGCCTTGTTGAACATCACATCGGCGAACACCACGGGCGCACCAGCTATCAACTTCAATGACAGCCTAGGCGCTAATCGCGCGTCGATCATCTATACCGAGGTCGATCAGGATCTGACAATCACTGCGGTCTCTGGAGATCTGCGGCTGGTCAGTTCAGGCGATCTCGAGCTACTTCCAAGCACAGGGCTAACAGGGGTCAACACCGGCACCCCCTTTAGCACGCTTCACGTATTTGAAGACAGTGCGTCAACCGGCCAAGCTGCTGGTGTCACTGTGGAGCAAGACGGCGCCGGCGATGCGTTGCTGCATTTCAGGTTGACAGGGCTTCAAGATTGGACGATGGGGGTAGATAATGCCATAGCCGATCAATTCGCCATAGGGGTGGGTCTTGGACTGAACGCGACGTCCACACTGCAGCTGTCTGTCGATGGCGAGGTCGGCATAAACAAAACCCCTCGCGCAAACCACTGTCTTGATATCGACACGACCCTCAACACAGTTGTCGCTCTCTATGACACGAAAGACGTCACCCTAGAGCAGGGCAATAACGACAACACCAATTCAACCGACCTCTTTTTCAATCGAGCGGACGCCGGGTTCAACCAGTCTGAATTTCATCTCTTCAACGGCAACAATAACGTTGACACGCTGCGCCTATTCCATATGAATTTTACGGACGCCGGCGCCGTTGGCGGTCTGTCTATCCGGTATAGTGGGTTTGTGGCTGTGGGGATTGGGGAGAATGCTGACGCTGAAAGCACTTTTCATGTTTTCGAGGACACAGCGACCACAGGATCAGAGACCGGTGTCACGATCGAGCAAGACGGCGCGGGCGATGCCTTAATTCACCTCACACTAACGGGGCTACAGGACTGGACACTCGGTGTTGACAATTCAGAGAGCGATGGCCTCTCGATAAATCCCGGTTTGTCATTGGCAGCAGATCCAGCGTTTCACATTACGACTGGTGGATCGCTGGGCCTCGGCACGTCAAGCCCTACGGACAATTTAGAGATAGCTAGCGCGGAACCTAGCGTGAGGTACACAGGATCGGCAGGTGATTTCCAGCACAGTGTCAACAGTGTTGGTAATTCATTAATGAGATCAAGCCGAACAGCTGGCCCCATCAATTGGGATTTCACAGGATTGCCGGTCGATGGGACCAGCTCAGCAACTTATAGATTTGGCATTAATAGCGGTTCAACTGGAAATCAAAGTATTCGACTATTCGAACCTAGTTCGAGTACGGAAAACGCAAAAATTTCCTCTAGTGGGACTGATACTTTCTTTAATGCGATCCCCGGTGCGATGTTCGGGATAGGTAATACCACACCCACAGTTCTGCTCGACGTCCTATCCACGCTAGCAGATACCGTTCCGGTATTGGCTTTGGAAACCACAGGCACCAATGGGGCCCGAACGGAAACCTTCGTCGGCACCCAAGACCCGACCGGAGCAGTGACGGGATCCCCGGGTGACACATACGTGCGAAGCAACGGCACGAGCAGCGACCTGTTCATTCACAAGGGCGCATCGGCCGACAATACCTCATGGGCCGACATCACCTCAGACGGCAACGTGACCACCTCTGACGTGTTGACCAACAACGTCCTGTTGCGTGGGGGTGGCGGTGTCGATATCGACGCTATCCAGTCAGCAACCGGGACGATAAGCACAAACACAGCAGGGAACACACTTGAGATTGCAACGGGTTCTACCGGAACTGGAAGCTTTGTCCTCCAAGATGATTCATCGATTGATCGATTAACTTTAGAATATGATATTGACTCAAACACCTCAAATCTAACCACGAACAACGCACTCACGATACAGTCATCAAGTCTATTGGCCGTTATCCGCAGTAGTGCTGACACAGCCGCGGTACTGGGTTTGGAAAGTACTGGAACAAACGGCGCTAATGTCGCCATTTTCGTCGGGACGCGGAATCCAACAGGGCTAGTGACCGCTTCACCGGGAGACACATACCGAAGGGATGACGGCGTTGATAGCGCCATATTCCTCCACATAGGTGCGAGTTCGGACAATACGTCATGGATTGAGCTGGGTGCGAATACCAATCTTGCGAATACAGACCTCACGCTTGATGCGTCGCGGGTGCACCAGCTAGACGGAAACCCGCTTGTTTTTGAGGAAGGCAGCAACGTACTGCTGTCGCTCTCTGGTGGTCAATCGCAGCTGAAATTCAATAACAATGTGCTTCACGCAGATGCCACGGGTTTGCAGCTCGATAGCGAGGCT